TATGGCAAATGTTGTTGGAGCTTTACGCGGATTGATCAACACAGCAATTGATCTTGTCAATGTTGCAATCCGTGGATTTAACCTTATCAAGCCGGGTGCAGATATTTCACCAATTTCAAAAATTGGATCATCAACTGGATCAAGCTCCACGGGTGGTATTTCTGTGCCAGCTGCATCATTGCCAAGTGGTTTTACATCTGGCGGAAGCACAACGGGAGGCGGCTCCACGGGAGGCGGCTCCACGGGTGGCGGCTCCACGGGTGGCGTGACCGGAGGTACATCAACAGGCGGTGGCACTATTGGCGGTGCCGTCACAAAAATTGCAAATCAGACCAAAAAGGTTGTTGATGATGTTGCCGGAGCTTTTGACAATTTCACAAGCGGCACAACGACTTTGGCCGGGGTTATGGCAGCTTCAAATCAGCCATTTGCATTTGGCACATCTGGTGTAAATACCAACACGCTGGCCGGAATTTTAGCTGCATCAAATAAACCCAGCGTGACTGTCAATTTCAATGGGGTCACAACCGATCCGGAAGGCACAGCTCGTGTGCTGGTGGATACAATTAACAATTCTTACTATCGCGGCACAGGTGGCGCAACCAACCTGCAAATTGCATGAGCATTTTCAACCCAATTTGGAGAGTCAGAATAGGTGGCGTTGAGTACACCAATTTTGCTTTGGCAAATCTTTCTATTACATCAGGCCGTACAAACATTTATGAGCAAGCAAATGCCGGGTATGTCAATCTCCAGCTTATCAATTTAGATCAATCAATCATTGACATTGAAATCAATGATGCTGTGTCAATTGAATTGCAAGATTCAACAAATACATTTGTGCCAATCTTTGGCGGTACAGTCGTGGAATTTGACATCAACATCGCTGCATCGGGTGTTGTCGCAATCAATCAATCTGTGTCCATCATCGCTTTGGGCGCATTGTCAAGATTGCCAAAATCACTTACCGAAGGTGTATTGGTGAAGGATAACGATGGCGATCAGATTTACAGCGTTTTAGCAGATTTATTGCTAAACACATGGAACGAAGTGCCAGCGGCATTGCAATGGAATACCTACGAACCAACCACCACATGGGCCAATGCTGAAAACCTAGGATTGGGCGAAATTGATCGACCAGGTGAATACGAGCTAGCTAAACGCAATGCATCCACCATTGATGTTTATTCTTTGGTTTCAGCACTTGCCACATCAGGATTGGGCTATGTTTACGAAAACGCACAAGGCCAAATTTCCTATGCCGCAGCTTTGCACCGGTCAATTTATCTGGCTACCAATGGATACACCGATGTTTCAGCCGCTCAAGCCATTGCCAATTCTTTGTCCATCCAAACTCGATCCGGTGACATCCGCAACGACATTACATTGAAATACAAAGAAAATTCAACATTAGAGGTAACAGATAGTGATGCAGCATCGATCTTGGCGTATGGGCCATTGGCGCAAATCATCACAACTACCATTGAAAATCAAAGCGATGCCGAGGATCAAGCTGCATTTTATTTAGGTTTGAGGTCATACCCACAGGCCAATTTTAGGCAAATTACTTTTGAGCTTACAAACCCGGAAATCGATGATTCTGATCGTGATTCATTGATCAACATTTTCATGGGATTGCCATTGCGCATCAATGATTTGCCGCTCAACATGTCAGCCGGCACATACCTTGGTTTTGTCGAAGGCTGGACATGGCGTGCCGCTTACAACACAGTATCGGTCACGGCTATTCTTTCCCCATTGGCGTTTTCCTTGCAAGCCATGCAATGGCAAGATGTCTCAGCGGCAGAAACATGGAATTCAATCAGCGGCAGCCTAGATTGGGCAACCGCGCTAGTCGTAGCGTAAGGAGAAAAAATGGCAAATCCAACATCGAATTTTGGATGGCAAATGCCGACACCGACCGATTTGGTCACGGATTTGCCAGCTGATTTTGAAGTATTTGGTCAGGCGGTCGATACATCGATGGCTGATCTGAAAGGTGGCACATCCGGTCAAATTCTTGCAAAAAATTCAAACACCGACATGGATTTTGTGTGGATTGCAAATGATCAAGGTGACATCACCGGCATCACAGCATCATCACCGCTTACAGGTGGCGGCACATCGGGTGCAATTACCATGGGAATTCTGAGCGGCACAACCTCAAATCTTGGTGCTGTGCAGCTGTCAGATTCAACATCAAGCACATCAACAACTTTGGCGGCAACAGCTAACGCGGTCAAAACCACTTATGACCTTGCAAATGGCGCAATTCCAAAATCGTTAATCGATGCAGCTGGTGATCTAATCGTAGGCACCGCAGCTGATACAGCTGGCCGAATTGCAATTGGTACCAATGGACAGGTTTTGACATCCGATGGCACAACAGCCTCATGGGCAACTCCTGCTGGTGGTGGAGGCATGACGCTTTTATCAACCACAACTCTTTCAGGTGCAAGTACAACAATCAGCTCAATCAGTGGAAGTTACAAACAGTTAGTTGCTTTTATTTACGGCGTTAATGCAACAAGCACTGGTTTTGAAATGACAATTGAACCAAATGGTACTGCTGGAATTTGTACGGGTGTTTACATGATGAACGCAAACAGTGCGGCATCAGTTAATGCTCGCACTGCAACTTCAATAAGTATTTCTTCACTGTCCAAAAACACAACAAATAACGCAACCACATTAGTGATTGATAATTATGCTTCAAGCACTAATTACAAACCTTTTCAGTATTATGGTTTTGTTGAAAATAGCGGTGGTGCAAATGTTCAAGCTTGCGAATTAGCAGGTGCAATCATTTCAAATACCGCAATTACTTCATTGAAGTTTAATTGCTTAGTAGCAGGTACTTTTAATGCAGGTACAGTCGAGTTATACGGGGTGAAATAATGGCAAATCCAACAATCAGAATTCATGACATTGAAACAAATGAAGTGATTGACCGAGAAATGACAATTGATGAACTTAATGCTTTTAAGATCGAACAAGAAAAAAGCATTGCAGACATTGAATTAAAGGCCGCACAAATAAAGGCTAAAGAAGCTGTTCAAATAAAATTGGCGGCTTTAGGTTTAACAACTGATGATTTGAAGGCACTCGGATTGTGACATTTCCACAAGGCACATTGCCTCGTTTGATTGAGGTTGCGCTGGCCGAAGTTGGCACAGCTGAAACAGGCAACAATGAGACAAAGTATGGCAAGCACATGAAGGCAGACAAGCTGCCGTGGTGTGGATCATTCATCAATTGGTGCGCTGATCAAGCTGGAGTGGATCTGCCAAATGTGGTCAGCACTCGGGCTGGAGCTGAGGCTTTTAAGAAAATGAAGCGATGGCACACCGAGCCAAAGATTGGTGATCTTGTTTTCTTTGATTTCATTATCGATGACAAAACAACAATAAATCACATTGGCTTGGTGATCCGTGTATCGGACAAACAGATTGTAACCATTGAAGGCAACACATCAGGCCGTGGCGATCAGCGCAATGGTGGAGAAGTTATGGTGAAATCAAGAGTTTTGGGAGCACGCTCATTTGTTGTCGGTTATGGCCGACCACCTTATGAGCCATTTTCCGGTGATTTACCGGATCGACCAAAAGGAGAAAAATAATGGATCAAGCAAAAGCAATCGCGGCCTCATGGGGTCGCTCATACATCGCAGCTGCATTGGCCGTGTACATGGCTGGTGGCGATCTCAAGGCAATGGCAATGGGTGGCGTGGCAGCTGTTGTGCCGGTCATTTTGCGATGGCTCAATCCAGCTGACAAAGCTTTCGGGTCTACGGGGAAGTGACTCGAAAATCACTCGCGGCAGGTTTAGCTTTGATCCTTTCGCTAAGCCTTGCCGGGTGTGGTTATCAAGGATGGGTGAGATATCCATGCCAATTGCATGAAAATTGGGAAAATCCAGAGTGCAAGAAACCACAATGTAAAGTCACAGGCACCTGTACGGAGGATTTAATAGGCGATGGCGGCTAAGAATAAAGAGCGATTAAGCCAAGAGGACATTAAGGCACGGCTTATGTTTCTCATTGGCTCGGTTTTGTCATTTGTGTTTTTGATTGTGACTCTGGGCATCACTTATGCATTGATTTTTGTGACACAACCAATTGGAGCACAAGCTCCCAATGATGCAGCTTTCATAGATTTGCTTAAAACTTTGGCAATTTTTCTCACCGGATCATTGGGTGGCGTTTTAGCATCTAATGGCCTCAAAGACAAGACAACCAAATCAGAATACGAAAAAAGTATTGAAAGGCGTTTAGGCGGTAGCGACACGCCATGATTTGAGCGTGATTCTTGAATTTGTCGTATTTGCCTGTCACTCTCTATTTCGGGAGCTGGTTCGCGGCTCCCAGAATCGGGAGCAAGAAAATGAATGAAGCATCAATTGTGATCATGTGTTTGATCGCTGGAGCCTTTTGGGCTGTCATGGCCTATTCGGTAGGTTTTAAGGAAGGCGAGCGACAAGGCTATACAAGAGGCCGAGCCGTAGCACGCCACGCGGTATCAGCTGATCGGAAGGTCAAATAATGGCCGCATTTATGGATGGGTACGAAGGCAACAAAGATCGCACGGATCGATGGCTGGCCACATTTCCTCAAGGTCGGCTCGAATCGCATATTATTGAATTTAATGCCGAAAAAGGTTATGTGCTTGTACAAGCTAAGGCATGGCGCAATCAGACTGAAATCGATCCAGCCGGCATTGATTATGCATACGGCTATCTTGCAGCTTATCCGGACAAAATGAAGCGATGGATGGTTGAGGATACTGTCACATCAGCTTTGATGCGCGTAATGGCCTTGGTTATGGGCAACACCGAAAAGGCCACAAAAGAGGTTATGGCATTGGTCAAGAGTGAATCACCGGCAGCTGATTATGACTATTGGGCAACCAAACATGGCGATGTGCCGAGTTATCAAACAGCGGCCGAAGCTGAGCAAGCCGGCACGCCATCATTTGGATCATCGGCCGATTCTGCATGGACAGCCGATGCAATCCCATCGTGCCGTCATGGTGAGATGCGCTGGAATCAAAGTAAGCCAGATGCACCCAAATCATGGGGCGGCTACTTTTGCACCGAAAAGGTTAAAGAAAATCAATGCACGCCGCGTTGGTATGTTTTGCGATCAACAGGAAAATGGGAGCCACAAGTATGAGTGACTTTGTTGAAATCATCTATCCTCAAGAAATGAAAGCGCGATTGATGTGCAATGGCGAAATCATTGAGGAATACAAAATTGAGCAATGCGACAAATGCTCACAGCTGCGCCGATTGGATCACTTTGGCTACCAAAAAGGCTATGACAAGCAAGACAATATCATTTGGTTTTGTGGTGATTGCAGATGATAGATCGAATTGAGGAAGTGCAATGCATGATTGCAGCCATTCAACATTGCCATGATAGATCGGCTGACCATAGCTCACGCATCGTCAAAAACCTGTCATGGTTTGAGTATGTGGCACAGATGGGCGAATCAATGCTGGCCGAGCTAGTAGTGGCCAAGCGATTGGGTTATGAGTACACACCGGGCATCACATGGGATAAATCTAAAGCTGATGTGGGCGAACACATCGAGGTCAAATGGTCAGCCAATCCAGCATCAAATTTGTGGATTCAGGAATCAGATCGACATGACCGAGACATTGCTGTATTGGTCACGGGCAACGCACCAAAAATGCACATTGTTGGCTGGATGCCGGTTGCCGTAGCTAAGAAACCACGCTATCGCAACGCATCACAAAACAATTGGAGTGTGCCACAAATCAACCTACAACCAATCGAAACTCTTATGAGGAGCAATTATGCACATCCTGCAATTTGATTGTTCGATCTGTTCAAAGTTGTATGGAAAGCCAAAACAACGCCATGGACTTAAAAAAGGTGCTGAATTAACAGAGCATGAGTGGTTCGCACAATGCATGAGCTGTGGCACATTTGGGATCAAGATCGTTGATGATGCTCGTATTGAGAAGATGTCATTGTGATTAAGTTATCCACAGGCATCATCCACAGGTTGTGCGCAACGCCCAACAGCACGCTCAATGTTGCAATGTATTTGCGTGGTTCGGTACGCTCCATGCTCGTGGGCGAGCCGCTGAGGCGGATAGCTCGCAAGCGATGCTTGGTGCTATTGGCCGGGCTATGTATTGCATCAGCAACACCGGCACAGGCCACACAAGATGCAACAAAGAAACCATCAATTGATTCGTTAAAGCTATATGCACACTCAAGGATTGTGAATTACAAAGAATTTCAATGCTTTAACACATTGATTACAAAAGAAAGCAATTGGCGTGTGGAGGCGATCAATCCAAATGGCAATCACTTTGGCTTAGGCCAGATGCGAAATACAAAGTATCGAAACCTTGATGGCTTTCGCATGATTGACTGGAGCCTTCGATACATCAATCACAGATATTCTGGATCAAGCTGCAAAGCCTTTGCTCATTGGCGAAAGCATGGGTGGCATTGATGTCAAGAGCTTGGAAAGGTGGGAGCACAAGCCGTTGGCGTAAGATTAGAGAAGCTGTGTTAAAGCGTGATGGATGCTGCCAGACGTGTGGGCAATCCGAAGGCCAGATGCACATTGATCATGTGATTCCCAAAAGATTGGGTGGAGGCGATGAAATCTGGAATTTGAGGCAATTATGCCAAAAGTGCAATTTGAGCAAAGGCGGTCGTTTTTTTGAGGCGGATGGAACAC